CCTCTTTTGCGATCATCTGTGCTGTCACATACATCTGATCACCTCTTTTCTACTCATCAGTTTCTTCCAGGAATTTCTCAAAAGGAACTCCAAGAACTTTGCAGATGCGATAATATTCCAGAACTTTCAGCTCTCTGTTCCCAGATAGGATCACCGACATCACTGGCGCCGGGATATTTGCTCGCTCTGCGACAAAGGAATATTTTGTCCCATTTTGGTCCAGATACTCCTTCAACCTCATTCCGATACTTGCCGCACTCATTTTGTTTGACCTCCTTCCTTCTACAAAATGTTGTACTACTAAATTTTCGTAGTACGAGATATAGGAAATGCACTACTAAACTTTCGTAGTGCACCTTTACAATACTAAATTTTCGTAGTCCTGTCAATAACTTTTTTTCTAAAACTATTAAAATTTCGTAGTGTTTATGATATAATACTTTCACATTCCCAAAAATAGAAAGAAGGTGAAATGAATGTTATCAGATGAAGAACTCCGGGAAAATATCAGAAAAAATCTCGCTTACATGAGAAATCAGCATGGTCTGACACAAAATGAAGTGGCTGACATTATCGGAAGACCTCCAACAACTGTCGCATCATGGGAACAAGGATTATCTCTTCCGAACCTTCAGACACTATATCGGCTTTCAATTTATTATCGAAAAACAATGGAATGGTTTTATGAACACAAGGAAGGGGATGATGACTGATGTGGGTTGAACAACTCCGGAACGGTTTCCGGCTTGTGGACCGCATCAACATTGATGGCAAGATGAAACGTGTCTCTGTCCGCCTTGACAGAGACACACCACAAGCCCGCAGAAAAGCCACAGAGGAATTGAATGAGAAAATCCGCACACTTGCCCATGCTGAAGAAAAGACCTCTGAAATCGCGTTAGAACAAGCCGTGGATGAATATCTCAAAACTAAATCATGCCGGGAATCCACCAGGAGAAGCAACCGCACCATCTTAAACCGTGCGCTGAACATTTTAGGACCGGACACCAGAATCTCCGATCTTTCCCATGGGATGATCATGAGAGCCTTTTCCCTGGCAGATGTTCCGGCACACACCATGAATCAGACCATCTGCCTGTTCCGTACTTTCACAAAATGGTTGTATTTCATGGAATACACTTCAACCGATATCGGATCCAGATTGCAGAAACTGAAGGATGATCGCAAAGAAAAGAATCCTGAAGAACTTTACCTGGAACCGGATCAGTTGCGTGAGCTTCTGAACCAACTCGATGGAATGGATCAAATGGCCTATTACATGACCAGATTTCTAGTACTCACCGGTCTCCGGATCGGAGAAGCAACTGCCCTGCTCCCGGATGATATCGGTGAACGTTACATCTCCATCACAAAAGCATATGATGGAATGAATTGTGATGTCTCTGTTCCCAAAACAAAGACCTCCATCCGACAGATCTTCATCCAGCCTGAACTCCGGGAACTGATAAATGAATATCTGAAATGGAGAAATCTCAATATGATGGCATATGGTTTGCGCCCCGCCACCTTATTCTATTCTCAACGCGGAGGATATTATTCAGAACGGCTCTACAATCACGCATTGCCATCACACATCCATCCGCATATGCTCCGGCACACTCATGTGGCCCTTCTCGCAGAACAAGGAATGTCACTGGAAGCAATAGCCAGGAGACTCGGACACGATGGCACCCAGACCACAAGAAAAGTGTATTATCATGTAACTGAAAAACAGAAACAAAAGGATGAAGAAAGAATGGCACAAATTCGGATATTGTGATATAATAATTCTGTGATGTAGTTCAGAATCCCTCTGAGCCTGCTTCACTCCCATAATTTTATAAAAGACCGGGACAGAGATCGCCTGCCCCGGTTTTTCATTTCTCCCTATTCTGCCCCACATTTGCCCCACAAAGTCCCGTTTCGCCTTTGTTTTGTGGGAATGTTTTTATCTTAGTACAATTTTATGCCCGAAGGGAAGAAAAGTCCGATGAAGTCCGAAACAGTACGAAACCGTCCGAAAATAGTGGGTTTCTGTCCGTTTTCGTCCGTACTCAAAAATCATGGTCAAAAGTCAATCTGAAGAATTTTTGCCCCAGATCTGCCCCACGGGATCCTGATCCATTGACTACGGATTGACTAAACTTTGACTATGGTTTGACTTCGGTTTGACCTTTTTAGTCAAACATAAGAAAACAGTCCCGCTGCCTATCATAAGATAAACAACGGGACCGCCGAAGGGGGCATCATCAACAGGACATGGATCCTGATGTGACCATATGAAATAGTGATCTACTTACTTTACCATGTCATTCACCGCATTACCCTTTCGCGCCGCTTTCCTGGTCAATGTTGATTTTTTTACCACATAAAATAACGGTTTTATGGGGTTACTATCACCGGATCGTTTTCGACCGTAAACGGGCCGATTATAAACCACGAATCCAATGTTCAATAATCGTGCTTCTGTATTTGTGACCTTCTGCATTCGGATGCAAGTCCTCACCAGCCGGATTCTGCGCGAACTCATTATTTCTTGCTGTTACCACATCAGGATTGACTTCCAGACCACTTCCGGCTCTCCGTCCACCGATTAACAACGGAAGGTTTGCATCACCACCAAGATCAAGCAACGGGATTCCCCACCATTCGCAAATGTCCTTTAATGTGTTATAGTAATTTTCCGTCATCCATGCGTCAGAGCAGATGATACCGATTTTTGCTGCCGGATGATGTTCGATAAGGTATGCAAGCACAGTATTCCATGAACCCCACATCGTCTGGGTGTCGGTGCTTTCCTTCGTTCCTCTGGTGGATGCACTGTTTGCTATCGTTGTTTCATTCAGACCGAACTGCAAAATAATATAATCGCAATCATTTGGCACATTCAAATACCGCTGATATGCAAACGGCGAATTTGTAGCTGGTGAACTTGCATTTACAATGTGCATTGTTGATCCACTGATACCGTCATTATAGAGATTCATGTTGTTTCGGTCAGCGATCCACCATGCAAATGATTTGTAGCAAAGCCGGAAACCATCGAAGCCTGTTTCCAGAAGATTATCTGCCGATGTAAAACTATCACCGCAAAATGCAATTTTCTTTCCGTAAAGAATATTTGAAGTTTTTGCTGCAACCTCTGCTGCTTCTCCAACAAATGCTTTATTTGTATTAGAATAAACACGAAGCCGAAGAGTTCCGTTTCCTACGGTAATAGCTCCACCGGAAAATCTGATCTGCTTTGCTGTCGGATAACTTTGCAGAATTTCCGACACAACAATTTTAATCTGTTCAACTTTTGCAGATGCCGATTTCTTGCTATAAATAACCTGGCCGGCCTGATTGTAAAGGTTGTAAGCCACAGCGGAATAACCATAGTTGACATTTGCCACAAGCCAATCGTAATTAGCCAGTGTGAAAAACTGTGATGTTACATAATCTGTTGCGGTTGATGCTATCGTTCCATTCTCTGCTAAATATCCGACCGTTAAATCAAGTGCAATTTCTTCATGATCCCAATCCAGTGTGTAATTTGTTTTCGCTTTCAATTCGGTTATGTCATTATGCAGATTTGTGTTCGGATCACCAACTTGTACTGTTCCAAACGAGAAAGTATCTCCTGATGCATGGCTCATTGAATCGGATGCGTAGAAATATATTTTATCTGCTGCAGATGCCAGCGTGAATGTGGTTTCGTAATTAGCAATTCTCGCACAATAAAAATCTGCAAGTGTAGTATTTCCATTGAAAAATACAACTCTGCAAAGGCTTGAATTAGTATCATTAGATTCGATATTCGAAGCCTTAAAAATATATGATCCAGCCGGAATTGACACCGGAACATTAACATACGTTGTTCCACTTACTGTATCACTATAAATGTTTATATATTCATTTTCGACAATACTTTTTGCAGTATTCTCAATCTGATCCTGTAACTTCTGATCACAACTATTCACCATCTGAACGGGTGAACTATACACAACCCCATCAAATCCTGTTTTCATGTCGTTCAGCATCTGATCGACTTCGCCGGATGTGGCCTGTGCGACAGCTGCCCATCCACAGACGGAACTGTCAGACCGCTTGTCGGTCACGGTCACGCTGGAAGCTCCCGCTGCCACATTGACATATGCAAGCGCCATCTCATATGTGGTGGAATCCCTTGTCATTGTCGGTGCGACCGGAGAAGCAGCCGGAGTGCCGACCTTCACAGCGATCTGACAAGATCTCACTGCATTATTCTTCCGGATCACCACAGCATCAATCCTGGAATAACTCTCTGATGCTGCGCTGATGGTCAGAGTGAGTGTTGCATCATTCTTCAGCCACTTCTGACCGATGAAAGCCTTGCCGGTTGCCACTACAACAGAAAGCCCGGTTCCGGCCGTGACCGCAAGCCCTCCACCAATATGCTGACATACACCTTCATTGATGATTCCTTCGAAGTATTCTGACATCTGATCAGCATTATACTTCCGATCACCATTCACACTGTTAAAATAACCGCCTGTTACCGCCATTTTGTTTCCCTCCTGTTTTTTTAATCTACTTCCTCAAAAGTTGCTATCACACTGGATCCTGATTCTTCATCCGCAAATATCAGTTCAATCAACCGCGCCTTTGAATTGATATCACCATCTTGCAACTTCACGGTGTCTCCCAGATTGAAATCTTCTCCCAGTTTGAACATTCCATATGGATCAATTTCTCCTGTGAAATGTTTCTTTTTGCTAAACTGCTGCAATTCTGTCTTTCCGTACTGTGCCAGCATCTTCCGATAGGTTGTCAGCGGAATCACCGCACTCGGATCATCCTCAGCTGATTCAAGATTCTGTGAGATTGATGATCCATCGATGTATGTTTCAAATCGATTGATGCCAGTCTGTGTGCCTATATACACCTTCACCTGTTCCAGACCTTCACCTTCTCCACCAACCTGTGCACCATTAAAATATCCATCCGTGCTGTATGTATATATACTATTGCGGAGATTATCAAATTCCGGGGAAAAGATCACTGTGTCTGACTTATCAGATCCGACCAGGAAACCAACTCCCAGGAGATTATTTGATAAATTGATTTTCCATCCGAAACTGTTTTCCTCACATACAGATGCACAATAATCACCGATCTGTTCACCATGCAGCTGCACATCCACTCTCGGTGGAGGGATTGGCATGTCTATGATTCCGGCTGATGTATATGGAATTGCTCTGCCTTCCTGATATGTACGATCATAAATGGCTTTCTGCTGCAATCTGATCAACCGATTCAATTCATCCTGTGCTTCCTTCTCGGTTTCCAGTGCCGCTTCATATGTTTCTTTCAATTCGATTGTTCGCGGATCATCTTCTCCCCAGTCCTGAACTGCCTGCTGCCATGTGGTGTATGCATTTTTCCTGGCAATCGTCGCACTGGAAAGATTTTCTCTCGCGGTTGTGATTTCTGCTGAAATCTGATCCACCACATCTTGAGCATATCCATGTGGATCCACCACATTCTGCTTCATGATATCGAATCCGATCAGAGTGTTCAGCGGCTTATCCTCTGCGGATATCTGAAACCAGATGGTCCTTTGATTCAAAATATCTTTGACCATCCTTCCGGAGACTCGCATCATATAACCTTCATCCGGATTCCATTCCAGATCAACAGCTCTGATCACCATTGCATTGTTATATGACTTGAATGTTCCGAATTGCTCAATATCCTCCTGCCGGCAGAGAAACCGGCCATTCTTCAGCCAGTTCCTATTCTCCGATGTCGGTGCCACAAACATCTCAAATTCTCCCAGACCATACAGCTGCACATCCCAGATCACTGACTTGTATGCTGTAATCACTCCAATTTCTTTGAAATGTGGTTCCGTACTCACAAAAGGATCAATCACAACAATTTCCATGTATCATACCCCCTCAATCTCTCCCTCAATGATGAGCGTGGTCTTCAAATAGGATGAACCACTGCTCGCGCTCACAGAGAAGTGATTCAGTCCAGGAAGCATTCTGATCCATGAAGAACCATCCATCCGGGAACTGATCAGATTTGTCCTTGTGGCTCCGCTGATCTTTGTGATGCTCTTTGATCCGATCCGTGTATTGATCTCTATGATATCCCCGGATGACATCGATGCATTCACTCCGATGAATTCATCTGTATCCCCATGGAAAATCTTCGGCCCTGATACACTTCCGGATGCCTGGAATCGAATCAGCATTCCGCATTCACTCGATGGATTTTCCATCGTGAAATCCGAACCAGATTCATTCCTGGAGAATTCAAGTCCCGATGCCGGCGCACTGAATGGAAATTCAAACAGTGCCACATCTCCATCTCCGAAAGTTGTCTCCATCGGCACCGCATAATGGAAAAATGGATCCGTACAGATAATTGTAATCTGAACAATCTGCTTCTGTCCGAAATAATCAATAGTCATATTCTGAACATAGCCATCAATATACACTTCGAAATTATCATTCGAATAGTAAAGCCGGACAGTTTTCTTTGTCTGAAAATATCGATATAAAGCAATTCGGTTTTCTTCAGCCGGACCATTCACAGCCATGGTCAGAATCATCTGCCTGGCATCCAGTGTGGCTGAATTATATTTCATTCCATCTGCTCCGGCTTGCTTGTATAGATTCAGAACGGCATCCGGTGGATTGAGTCCATCAATGCCTGTGATCACATAGGCCGGATTCTGTGTCAGCACCAGCCGCTCACCTCTGGAATTCTCTGCTGTCAAACTGAACATATTTGATCCCCCTATGACATCGCCTTCATGATTGCAATCTGTCTGCGCCGTGCCTGGAATGTCTCCAGTGCAGAGAGTGCTTTCGGTGATGTATTGTTTTGAACAAGATTATAGTTATTTGTCACATTGGAAGTCCTTGCATATCCCGCTGCCGGAATCTGCTGCGATAATGCAGCACGGATGCCGGACACATTTCCGAATGATAATGCATTCCCGGATCCCATCACCTGCGCCGCTGTCTGTTTCACTCCGGTCATCAGATCCACACTGTTCAGACCATTCAGCGCATCCTTCACAAGATCTTTCACCACATCAATCAGATCCTTTGACATGGATCCGATTCCGTTTATAAAGCCCTGTGTGAAGAACTTTCCTGATTGTGTGGTGATCTTTGACGGACTTCCTTCCTTCTGACCATCCTTCAATCCTTGAATTGCTTTCTGCGCCAGTGCCTTTGCCTTCTGATAGATCGCGGATTCCTTATTGCCCATTCCATTGATAAATCCCTGTGCAAAGAATTCACCGGACGCATATGTCTGTTTCGATGGTGATTCAATCCCCATGGCTTCATTGAACTCTTCCAGAGATCCATATCCCAGATTCTTTGCAGCCTGTTCCGCATATGTTTGATTATCCTTCAATCCTTTTGCGTATCCTGCAACCGTCTGCTGACCACTCTTCAAATATTCGGCCTGTGCCTGATCCGCCAGTTGCTTTGCATCATTGACCATCTGCTGTGTGATTGTCTTGTCACCACTTTCAATGGCTGCTTTCAATGTCTTATAATTCGCATCAAACTGGTCCCGCTGCCGCTTTAATGCATCCGCAGTCGTATTATTTGCCGTTTTGAAACTGTTTTCGGTCTTGATCATCGCATCTGTGATCTTCTGCGAATCCCCGGAAATAATCGCAGCTGACAATCCCTCATAATTTTGAATTGTTTGATTATATCCCTGATATGCATCTGTCGCATCATGCAATGCCGCGCGCGTGTTCGTGACCTCTTGCTGCAACTGTGCATATGTATCAAAGACTTCCTGCTGTGTATACATATAATCCTCAGCGGCTTCAATACCATCTTCCCGGAGGATTCTCGCATATTCCAGATTCGCTTCATTGACTTTCACAGCCTGCTCTTCTGCTCTCTTCAGAACATCATTGAATGTATTCTGCGCATTTGCATAAACAGTTGCCGCTTCTGTCTTCTTTTGAATCGCTTCCGCATATGCTTCTTCATTCGCTTTCAGAATCAACTCTGCTTTCTTTGTCTCAATCAGTTCATTGATCTTCTGTCGCTCTGTCGCATAGTTCTGAATGATTCCATCCTGCATCTGCATTTCCATGCCGAGTGCTTCATTGAGAGTTGTCATTATAAATGTGGCTCTGTCTTCGTATCCTTTTTTGACTTCCCCATTTCCGCCAACAATGGAATCAAACTCTTTCAACAATTCCCGATAATATCCGAATTCAGCATCAACAGTCTTCATGTTGTTCTTCCGCGTGGTATCCATCTCATCATATGCCGCTTTCAATGCATGAGATTTCTCAATGGATTCCTTCTCTGCTTCATTCAGAACATCAATCTGTTTTTTCTCTTCCTTGAATGCATTCACAAGCGCAACTGTGACCGCCGTCACTGCTGCGATGCCCAGGACAATCGCCCCACCGGGAGAAACCAGATTCGCGAAAATTCCGGTTGCGGATGATGCCAAACTCGATGCGGCTTCCACTCCCTTCATCGCTGCAGCGAATCCCTTGACAGCTTTGATTGCTCCATTGATCGCTCCGGCCCACTTGCTGAATGTCTTCACAGCAAAAACCACAGCAATCACTTTTCCGATGGATTTCAGTGTCTCAATGATCAGATCTCCGTTCTTGATCACCCACTGAATCACCTTTTTGATTCCATCCTTCACCTTATTGATGAATGCCACAATGTCATCCTGATACTCGGTTGCGATGTCACTCATGAATTTCCCTATATCTGACTTTGCCCCCTGGATCGCAAGAGTGATCTTATCGAAACCATCCTGTGTTGCTTCATATGTATCTGTGACAGTTCCTTCTGACTGTTGCAGCACCTTCAGAAAATCTTTATATTCAAGTTTACCAGCCTGGATGTCTTCAACAAGCTCCGGCCCTGCCTTTGTTCCAAAGATCTCAATGGCTTTTTCACTGGCAGCGGCCACATCCTCAGTCCTGGCAATCTCATCCAGAGCTTTCGCATATTCTTCTTTTGCATTTTTGCCTTCTTTTCCCCAGTTTGCCACCGCTTTCTTCATGCCTGCCAGAACGGTGTCAGCATTCACACCCTCCTTCTCAAATTTAGCAAGCATTGCGATGGATTCCTCTGTGGTATATCCCAACTGTCTGAGTGTGGCTCCGTTTTTTGTTACGGATTCCGCAAGACTGTCCACACTGACACCTGTTGATTGACCAGCTTTTGCCAGGACATCCAGAAGCCTTGTATAATCCTTTGCTTCCATCCCGGAGTTTTCAATGGCCCTGGAAACCAACTTCACCGCAGAAGTCGCATCCACTCCAGTGATATCTGCGAACTTCATGAATTGCTCTGTGGCACTTTCCAATTCATCCCCGGTGAATCCGAATCTGGTATTGACCTCACCGAGCGCGGAACCGATATCTCCCATATCTCCGATCACATTATGTGCCACACGATTATAGGATTCTTCCAGTTCCTTTGCTGCATCTCCGGTTGCTCCGGTTGCTTTGATGACCGCATCCGCACCCTCATCAAATTCCTTGTATGCTTCCATGGCATACTTTGCCAGATCCTTCAGTGCGGAAATTGCCATCTTAATGCCGGAAGCAACCAGATCAGCCAGAACACCTTTTGCTGTGGTGAAACCATCAGACATCTTGTCTGTTGCTTTCTCCGTTTTCTCCTCTGCATCTGCAGTGTTGTCCAGTTCTCCATTGACAACCTTCAGCTCTGTGTCATACTTCCTGATTTCTTTTTCTGTTTTTGCGATGGCAGCCTTCTGGCCCTCAATCCGCAATCGCATATTATCAGCGGCAGCGGAATTCGTTCCATTCAGCTTGATTGTATCTTCCAGCTCCTGCTCCAAAAGAGACAGCTGCTTCTTCTGTGCTCCCAGAACCGTGTTCAACTGCTTCAGCTTTGCCTGGAGTCCATCCGCATTGTCTGACCATTTATCCATGCCGGCAGCGGCTGTCTTGAACTCTGCATTCGCCTGCTTGATCACACGCGATGCCTTTTGCATCTCTGACTTCAGCTGTGATATATCCGCATTCAGTTTGACAGTTGCTTCTTGATTTGCCATCGTATCACCTCACATCAAAACCAGTCATCACCGGCCGGCCGGTAGATCACCCGTTTCGGATTTGTCAAAATATCATGAATCTCTTCATCCCGGACCTGTATCGCACGCACTTTTGAGAATAGTCTGATCACATCATGGAAAGTCATGTCATCAATCTGCATCGGTGTCATTGCCGGGAACTCTTTGCAGAGATTATATTCAATCTGAAATAATGTCTGATGAAGGGGCTCATCCGGGAAATCCTCTGAGCCCTCTATGCGTTTTTTGATTTCGGGATCTTCGCCATTTCCATGAACGAATTTTTCAAAATCATCACCAGGACAGGAAGCAATTCCGCAATCCGTACATTCTCCCAGTCCTCTTCTTCCATTTCCGGGAACACCTTTGTCAGAATCTTTGTAAGCTGCTTCCATGCACCGCCCACCTTTTTCAGAAGTGTAACCGTGTCCTCCACTTCTTCCACATTCAGCAATTCCATGATTGCTGCAATCTGTCCATATCGAATATCAATAGTGTTGGCATTGCATTCTTTCACCACATTGTCATTTTCATCATAAACAGTGATCTGAAGCTCCATGGCTTTTTGTCCTCTCTTTCTTTTTTTTGCGGGAACATCACGGGAAGTGGAAGTTCTCCCCGTGATGCCCGTGAGTAATTATGCTTTGGCAGTAATCGTGTCCGGTGTCTGAACTGTTTCGAAATACTCATCCGGATCCGCAATCAGATCCAATGTCGCATTTGTATTGACAGCCTTCGCCGGTGCAGCAACTCCATCCGGCATATTGGTGAATTTGTGAGTAGTGGAAATGCCTGTGTATGTCCAGGTTTCACCATTTGCATCCGTGGAGTTATTTCTTGTCTCGTTCGTGAGATCACCCTCCTGCATGGAACCCTTGAGTCTCCATACAAAAATCGTTTCTCCTTTTGTGTTCTGTGTCTTATAGCCCAGCGCCCACATTTTAGGCTTGCGCTCGCACTCGATCATAGTCCCCGTTGTGGTGCTGTACTGCTGCCCAGTAACTTTCGCACGGATATCCAACGGAACTGCAGACACATCAAGGGTGATTGTGTCCGGGCCTTCTCCAGTGACAACCACGCAAGGCAGATTATTATAATAATGAGCCTCGCTGGAACTCTCGACCGCCTTGTTGACTCTGGCGAGTCCGGCAAAATCAAAGACTTCACCAACGACATAACCATGATTCGGATCCTGCGTTGTGGGTGTCGCATTATCATCGGCAAGCACTTCGGCAAGCACCAGATCACTACATCCCCGCCATTCATAGATATCAGCCATTTTTATATCCTCCTATTTCGCTTTTTAAGACCGTTTTGTTGTGAAGGTGGTCAATTCCTCATGTTTTTGATTAAAGTGCCTTATTTCAAGCCACAGGCACTTCAGAATTGAAGATAATGAACTTCAATCCCTCTTCCTGTGTGTGTTGCTTCATCAGACTGCACATCAAAGCCCTTTGATATTGGAATCCATCCAGCTTCTTTCAATGCCCTCCTGATACTCGAGAGAAGTGAATAAGTTGTTCCGGGATCTGAGCTGTACACATACACATTGAAATCCCAGTCGGTGCCATACTCATCATTGTCATAATGCGAATGATCCGGGGAATTGTTATTCCAAAATGTGATAAAAGTGGCCGGATACGCTTCATCATTTGACAAGGATCCCTGTCTGAATACCGGATAATTGAAACTTTCAAGTATAGTGATCAGTGCATCTTCCATCTCATTTCCCTTCCATCGCTTCTTCTATCGCATCCAGCATGATCTGCCTGGCATCAAAATTCAGATCCTTGATAAACTTGTTCTGTTGCGTTGCCCAGCCACCATATATCTTCTGCAACTCCAGATCCGGCTTCATCCTCGGTGTGCCGGTGATCAGCCATCCTCCTGATCCCGGTTTCAGTTTGTTAAAACCGACACCGATGGATGCCACACTTCCATTCCACTCCGGCTTTGCATCCCGAATAATGGACTTTTCAGTGCTTCCATGCGAATATTCACCTTTAGCCGGAAGATTAGCATCTTGCACAGCTGCTTCTGTGGCCGTGGTTATCTCATCAGCAAAATCTTCCAGGACATCAGACATGGTTTTCTTAATGTCACCACCAACATCCTGCAGCCGTTCTGCTAACTCTTCCAGACCATTCAGCGCCATATTCAGATTCTTCCTCTTGCTTGCCATTTATGGCTGACCTCCAACCCTTTTGACTTTGATTTGCAGATATTGATTGCGCATATCAATGTTTTCTGGCCTTCCAACAACATCCCACGTTTCCCCTGTTCCACACAGATATATCCGGCAGTCAGCCGTGACATTCGGATCATACCAGGCATCAATCGTGGCCGTGTCTTCGACCATATAAACATCATTGTTCCATCCTTCAGTGCCGCCATATGTCTTGAAGGATCCGAAGAAGACCTGATCCACCGTTTCCGGCTCCGGGAAGATCTTCTTTCGGACACCTTTGACAACAACCCACTCCGGAATCAGCAACTTCATTGCGACCGTGAAAGGGGATGATGGTTTATATGCTCGCGCCATGACCATCACCTCCTATATGCAAGTTGTGCCGCTCTTTGCAGAAAATAAGTGGACAGTTTTCCGTTTCCATCTCCATAATTCCAAAGATCAGAAACCCCCCTGGCAACAATGCCAGCCGTAATATTCGCAGCGGCAACACCAGAATCCGTCAGGAATGCCACCACTTCATCCATATAGATCTGCAGTGTTGCATCCTGATAATCCCCAGTGATACTCAATGCATCTTTTACATCCGCCAGCGTTACCATCGTTTGTCCTCCCTACTTCTTTTTTGTGGCTGCTTTCTTCGGTGCGGCCTTCGGTTTCTCTTCCGGTTTCTTCGGTTCCTGACCTTTTTCTTCTTTCACTTCCGAAACAACCTGGCGCGGATCCGCCAGAAGCTCCGTTGCTCTTTCATCTTCAAAGTCAACGATGCTTCCGGCTTCCCGCTTTTCTCCGGTGTATTTGTCAGTGAAAGTCTTTTCGATTCTGACCTTCATCGGCTACACCTCCGGAATTAAAATCCAACTTTGCTTACAGTAACGGTGCCGGAATCCAGCACTGCCTTGCAAAGAGTGGAAGCATCAGCAACAACTGCGGAAGATGTCACTGCGGTTCCGTCCTTAGTAACTCCAGCAAAATCATAATCTGCCACAAAATAAACCGTGGTAGCTGTCACACTGGATGCGGTTGCGTCAATGTCCAGAGACTTGACCGGTGCATCTGCAATGTAAACCTTGCTGTTTGTCTTTACCTGATACGCACCATCCGCACCTGTCAGTGCTTCTGCACTGATATTTGCGATCTTCAGAATGGTGCCGTAAAGTGTCAGAAGATCTGTCTTCTGAACAGGAACGATCTTGTTTGCGTTCAACATTTCTTTGTCCTCCTATGATTTTCTATGCCTGGATCTCATCGGTTCCGATTGCCCACTTGCCGGATGCCACCTTCAGCACCTTTCCATTGTCGGAAGTTGTAACTGCGGGCAGCTGTCCTCCGGAAGCAGCAATCTTTTCGGCAATCTTTGTGATTGCTTCGGGAATCTCCATATTGTCAGGAATGTCAGTTCCTGTGCCGCCCAGTGCGACATATACTGCGCGAAGTGCCTGAACAGTTGTTGTCTTCATACGGCCACCCCCTGACTAACCCTTGATGATCTTCACGAAACCGTTCGGGTTCAGAACCTTGCCATCAACCACGATCAGTGCCTTGTCAACCCATTCATTCAGTTCCTCGTCGAAATATCTGCGCATCGTGAAACCGAAGTTCTCATTGATGGCATACTCATTCGGCTGCCAGAACAGACCGACAACATCACCAGCGGATGCTTCATCGAAATCTGCGATGATATCCGGCTCAACAAGGCTGATATCACGACCGAAGAACCGGCCACCCGGACGGGTTGCATCACCATCATTCACTTCCAGACCGGTTGACTGGCGGAAGATCGGATTGCCGTTCGCATCACTCATGGTCTCCAGATATGCATCCACAGTGGAAACCGGGAAAATGAACTCACCGCTGCGATATCCGAGCGGAAGTGTCTTGAAGAACTTAGTTCTCCACTTCTTCCAGTCATTCATATCAGCTGCAGTCATGGTCACGGTGTTTGTCACTCTTGCATCATTCAGAATACCAGTCATGCATCCATCACCGGATCCATTGATGATGCCATAATCCATTGCCTGCAGATATGCCACTGCGATGGCTTCTGCCATCCGTGCTTCAAAACTGGACAGTGTAAGGATCTGGCTGAGGAATGTCTGGCTGACACGAATCTCAGCAGTGTGATAATTGAAGCTGATCTTTGCAAGGGGACCCATCTTCTGACGCGGAGAAACCGTGCTTTCAGAGATCCACTTGAATGTTGCCTGGAGTGCTCCGATGGGGAACTCAACTCCACCCTTCACAGAAATCTTGCGAACCTTTGCATAAAGGTTGCCATACTTCTTGCGAACGGTGTTGATCACATCATTCATCACGGTCACAGGAATGGCAGCTCCTGTGTCAGCCGTGGAAGTGGTATCCTGGCGATATTCAGCCGGAATCGGTGTTCCCTTCTGAACAAATGCCATGAATGCTTCACGATATTCAACAGAATCGAACTTGTTCTCGCTTCTCTCTGCAACCTTTGCAGATGCAACCTGGCGACCATTCACGATCTGTGCATCAGCCGGTGCTGCGCCCTGGAAATACTCTGCGGAAGCCGGAGATGCACTTCTTGCTTCATCAGCTGCGATTGCATCCAGCTCTGCCTGTGTTTCCTCGATCTCTGCATTCACATCCTCCATCTGTGCTGTCAGAGAACGAACCTCATTGACATCTGCAGATGCCTGGCAACGTGTAACGAGATCATTTTTCTTCGCCTGCAGACGTGCCAGCTTCTTTTCAAGAATCTTCTTTCTCATTGTTTTGTCCTCCATTTAGACTTTTGATTGAAAAATTGCTTTTGCCTTCAGTAACTCTATTTCATCCGCAGTGTCCACTGCGCTTGCACGGCTCTGTGCTGCACTCTCCAGTGCCGCACGCGCACTCTCCAGTGCGCTTTTGCTTCGTGCATTGATTTCAGATGAATCGTATGCCGGGAATGTCACAGCTGAAATCTCCCGGATACGGCTGAAGCGGTTTATATAACGCGTAGGATATTCAGTCTCCAAACCTTCCCACCGTTCATCATCGACCTGGAATGCGAATGACATTCCATCGATGTCTCTCCGATCTACTGCGGAATACAATTCTGCTGCAGTGGCATTTCTTGCCACATCCAGTGATGCAGTGAATCCCATTCCTTCAGTGTCGGTGTAAAGATGCATGGTGCTGTTGCCATTGTTTCTTCTCGACCTTGCCACCGGAATCATCCGGTCATTATGATTGACCAGCAGCGGGACATCCTTCAGATCGGCCCCATCGAGTGCTCCCGGCATGATGATCTCCCGGAACATTCCACCGATGTCTGTCGGTGAGTTGTACACGATCGGTCTTCCGCTGATCTGAGCTGTTCCGTCATCCCTTTTCTCCGCTGCCGGTTCAAATGTGTAGAATCTTCTCTCCAATTCCTTTGCCATCTTCCTGACCTCCTAAAAATAAAAGCCCATGAAACACGCGATCATTCGCGTTCTCATAGGCTCAAAGGCTCACATTTATCAATTTCCTGCACCCTCTGCACTTGATCTGCATTCCATAGATCACTGCATCCGGGCGAACCATAAACAAATTCTTTCCGCATTCGGGACAACTCCACCATCGAAGCTCCATGTCCACCAGTGGCTTTTTGTTTTCTTCCACCGTTTATTCCTCCACAGACATCTCTGTTCCTTCCTTCGGCACAGCGAAGGGAAACTTGAACCGCTCAGGATCCGCTTCCTGCTTCGACCATAAAACAAGCAGCTTCGGAATCGTGTTATCTGTCACCGGTTCCTCATATATCGATTTATTCAACACATTCAGAAGAATTGCTTCATTCTCGCATCTCGGAACTGTGATATCACACTCTGTATTGTTGCAGATTGCAATCAGTATTTCCTCAATCCGGCTTGTCGCATCTCCATCATATGTCTCTTTGTTCAGAATCGCCTGGAGAATCTCTTCTGTTGTGCTCTGCGGATCATCCAGGACATTTTCTGCACCCAGTATGTTTTCCAATATCGCTGCATTTCTACTGAATACCATCACATTCCACCCTCTTCATCCACAACATCAATCTTCACTTCATTCGGATTTTCCATTCCAACCTGGTATTGTGCTGCATTCGCCGCATCGATCCAGTTCAGTGACATATATCTCTTCCCTTCCAACTCTGGCAGCGGCATCATCCCCAGTGCGGATCTTTTCTCGTTTTCGAAAAGGGCTCCTGTCGGTGACAATTCTTTGATCATCTCGATGACCTGCGTGGTTGTCATGAAAACCAACTCTTTCGGATACAACTTGATTTTGTTGCCGAATGAAATCTCTCTCCTGGTGAACATCTTCTTTGTGAGTGCCTGGCTGAATGATATGATCACCGGTTCCAATACCTTCTGATAAAAACTTGCATATTGTTCGCGAGTATAATCACCTTTTAAGATAGCCAGCGGAACACCCCAGTTCCGGAGAATCTTGCTGTCCAGAAATTCCAGTGTGTCATTATCCACCAGTTCAATCTGTTTCTGAATCGGAATGAAGTCCATCTTCAGATCAATCGGAAGAAATCCATTTTCTCCCTTCTTCAGATGTTCCTCCATCTCCCGGATTGCTGCATCCACCTTGTCTCTGTCCAGCATTGTGTTATACTTCACAACACCATTCACCGCATAACTGGCATTCATGGCCTTTGCCACTCCCTCCAGCAGCTTCCGATTCAGCTCCAGTGTCTGCATCAATGCCCGGTGATCCGGTTCACCCATTTCATTTCCGCCCATGAATTCATTGACGGAATAGTTATATTTTATGTGGATCACATCCGCATATGGATATGTGGTTGTGGTCCCGTTCCGGAACCAAAAGCGGATGAACAGTGTTCCGGTTATATCCTCAATGAAATCCACCTGGATCGGATTGATGGGATACAGTGCTTCATATCTCCGATGCTCTTCACCATTCGTGTCATACCATCTTGCAAATGTCGGAATGATGAAAGCATTATAATTTAGCATCAGCATCCACATTGTTTTCTCGATGAACTCCGATGTGGTCATCAGTTCATTCGGATTGTCCAGTATATCCTGGATGTTCCCCTTCACTGGTGTCGGATCATTGCCCTTCTGCCGTATATGCAGCGGATTCAATTTTTTCAATTCATCCACAATGCACTTGATGCACTGCTGCACCGCATCCGATGCATAGATATCATCACCCCATGCAGTGAATATCGGTGCGAATCCATTCATCGACTGCGCATATTGCGCATCCTTCGGTGCTCTTCTGAACAGTTTGCTGAAAATAGACATTTCAACCCTCCACCATGTTCCGATACTCCGTCCGGAATCTTCTGAAAGTTTCATACAGAATTGCAAGACACACAGCCCCGTCAATTCGTTTCTTTGTTTCCATCTTCACGATCAATGCCATCCCTTTTGCATCGACCTTCATCCCGGCATTCCCAAAACACCACTTGTCCACATCATGATTGTTATACCAGACCATTTTATGTTGAAAATCGGCTTCCGCCAATTTGATCGCATTCGATAATGTCAGCGCATTCTGGTTGATCATCACCAGATCCGATTCATTACCACCTGACTTCATCCATCCATAGAACTCCATGCGCTGGATCCAGTCCTTGCTGAACCTCTGATCATATCCACATCGCCACAGCCGGATATTGTGTTCTGTGTAAAGCTGATAAAACCAGTCAGCCACTCTTGACAGATCCACATCATTCCCATCCGTGATGGTCATCAGACCAGCTTCGGCCCACTCGGAATATTTTGCTCCGGCAACCTTGTCATCCGCATCATCCAACTTTGATTCCGGGATGAAATAATGACTGATCACATATTTCCTCGGATCACCCTTCTTCATCACCATGACCTTTGCTGACACAAGATCAGTGGTCTCTGCCAGATCCACTGCTCCCAGCGCGATGCATCCCCGGAAATCATCCAGGTTGAATCCGCATTCATATCCATAATCTTCCAATGACAACCATGCCACCGCTGCGGATTGCTTTATATTAAAATCCTTGCTGAGTACAAAGATCCGATCACTCTTGCTCTTTTTGGCAGCGGCCACCTGCTCTTCCAGATAATCCCACTTTTTAATCACTCCCAGTGTGGGATTGCTCTTCATCCAGAGCCTGTTCTCCCGATTTCCATTCCACACTTCCAGCTCACTGTCCTGAGTATAAAGCCATGGAAGAAATCTCTCTGCAGATGGATCATCCGGATCCACCTTCATGATCACATCCCGCGCCTTTTTCAGTTCCTCATCAAGATATCCATCTACCACAAAGCCCTCAGTGGTGATATTGATGAATTTTGGATTATCCTTCAATGATTGCGACTGTTCAATGGACTTTCCAATCACATTGTCTTTCATCTCATGTGTTTCATCCACAATCGCAAAATCAATGTTCCGGCCCTCCTTGTTTTTGGTCCGGTCTGACAGCTTGAAGATCTTTGAATCTGTCACTCTGTTCTGAATGAATCTCTGGTTTCGTTTTGTGTCCTTGCTCTCCGGATCAATCAGCTTCCTCATTGTGTCAATCGCATCGAAAACAATGGAAGCCTGTGCATCATCATTTGAACTTGCCACAATATCAGAACCGGGATTTCCGATGATCAACTCTGATTCCGCAAGTGCGGAACTCGTTTCACTCTTTGTGTTCTTCCTGGCGATCAAAAGAAGCAGCTTTTTGAATCGGTCAATCCAGAATCCTCTGTTCTGCGATTCCTCCGCCATCTTGAATGAATAAAATGCTTCAATCATGGCCCGCTGCCACAACATCAGTTTCATCGGCTTGTTATAGTATGGAGATTTTGTCAGCCGGACACAGTGTTCCATAAAATCCATCCGGAGAAGTGCTGCATCTCTGTTGAAAATATATCTGTCATTCCTCAGATCTTCCGCCAGATTATCCAGTTCAATGGCCAGCTCCTGACCGATTATGATCTCACCGGATTCACATCTTGCTCTGTATTCCAGCAGAAAACTATTGTCCGGTGTCCAAATTGTTTTCTCATTTATCAACATGCATCTTCATCCATTTCCTCAAAGGACTGTCATCCTCCACCTGATCCGCTCCGGAAGCCTTGATGATGACCTTCACCACATTCACATATTGCTGAAGATATTCTTTGTATAACTTCGCGGCCGGAGTTGCCTTCTGATTTTGCGGATTATGCGGATCAATCTTCAATTTCGGCAGCTCCCGGAGTCCATCCAGCTCTTTTTCCAGATAAACCATGTACTTCACAAGCGGAATCAGATTCTGATCACCGTTCACGGCCTTCATAATTTCATCAAATCTTGTCAAATTTTCACTTGTTTTAGCCATTTTTTGACTTTTATCCTTCATTTTTTCAAATTTTTTGAGTTTTTGAATTCAAAAATTTGAATTTTTAACTTTCTGCGAGAATTACCCCCATCCCGACAGTCCTGCCCGACTCGATTTTTTCATTGAACCGGGGGCCTGTATCTCCGGAACCACTCATCAATGAAACCTTCATATCCTTCCAGCTTCAGTTCCTTTGCTCTATCCATGCATGATTCCTTGTCGGCATCCAGGAAAATCTCTCTTGCTCCATACTCACGGCAGATCCGTTCTCTTTCACTGATGAGCGGATATCCTCCGACTATATAGCACACATTCCACTTGCCGAGCCTTGTCCTTGCCGCATCCATCAGATCCCTGTGCAACTGGAACACCACTGCATTCAGCCGACCTGGTTTCTGATATCTCCGGCATCCGGACACCGCCATCCACAGATCATCAATGTTTATCACCAGTTCTCCATCCTTCAGATTCTGTTCCACCCATTCATGCTTTCCTGATAACGGTGGACCATACACCAGGAATATTTCTTTCCGCTTCCATCCGAACTTCTCATGTATCAAATTATGGCACCGATGATGAACAAACTGGATCAGTTCCGGATTCAGAGAAATATCTGCATCATTCACATTTTCCTCTGTGAGAAAAACCGTGTGATGCCCGATTGCATCATATGCTTTCACAATCGGTTTTCCACAATGCTGACAGATGAGATTTCCATTCTCATCCACTCTTTCCATCTTCAGGACCTTCAGCAGCTTTTCCCACTCCTGCGACTTATAAAATGTATCAAGTGTGAACATCAGCTCCACTCACTTTTCTCAATCTTTTTATCCACCTGCTCCAGCGCCTTCTGTTTCTGTTTGATTGTCTCCACATCATCATTGTGCCAGGAATCATCCAGATTTTTCAGAAGCAGATGGATGCTGCCGAGATCCGGCACCGCATATCTCTCAAACTCTTCGACAACTTTGACCTGCTTGCCATCCACATTGCGCAGCGTGATCTTCCTCTCTGTATATTTGAAACCGAGTGCCTTCTGTTTCAGAGTTGTCTTCAGCTGCACTGTCAGCTTCTCTTTTCCATCTTTTAACGCGTCACACAGTTCCGGATGCTCATTCTTGTATTTCTCGAATGTACTTACTGCGATACCCAGTCGTCCAGCAATCTGGTATTCATCCATCAACTGGATCCATTCTTTGATGTCCTCCAGATATGGTTCAACGTGAGTCGCGTATCGATTTCTTCGGCCCACGCAATCACTCCTTTTTATGGATAACGATAATTCTATTTATTCGCTTTACAAAACCATTGTTCATATATGCGGCTGCTCACCTGCGCCATCATGACAGGTGGAACACTCATTCCGCAGATATACTGCGGCTGCTGATTCAAAAAATCATAATCTTGCGGAAATGTCTGCGCATTCACAATGTCTTGCTTTGACATCCTGCATCCATCACAGAATCTGATATGTGTTCCTCCAGAAGTAATCGTGAACGCAACATCATCATCATCATTGATCTGCTGCGTGAATGCGCTTCTTCTTCCGCATTCCCGCATATAAATCATTGAAAGATCTTTATCTCCTTTTTTTCTCCTGGAAATTAGTTTCTTCATCTTTCCATCATTCAATTCAATTCCATGATCACTTCTTATTTCCCTGAACAGAATCGGTTTCTCATTGAATGTCATTTCCAGCTTCGGAAAATCCAGATCCTTCCGATGCCCCACAAAGAAAACTCTTCTTCTTTTCTGCGGAACACCCATGAACCTGGCATCCAGACAGAACATCTGCATCTTGTATCCTGCTTCATCGAATGCTTTCAAGATTTCATTCACATATCCTCTTGCATTCTTTTTGATCAATCCTTCCACATTCTCCGCAACAACAACCTTCGGATTCAGCTTCTTTGCTGTGTCAATGAAATGGAAGAACAGATCATCCAGTCTCTGTTTTGCCTGACCTTCCCGGAACACCTTTTCCTTGTTCCATCCAGCTTCTCTCTGTCCTGCTGTGCTGAACACAGAACAAGGCGGAGATCCATCCAGCACATCCAGATCATTCAGATCCTCCGGCAATTCCTCCAGTTTATTGAAATCCCGGATGTCCATGAGGAAGGAATGCTTTGGATGATTGTTTGCTTTATACACTGCAGCCACTCGCGGATCAATCTCACAGTTTCCAATGACTGTATATCCGGCGAGTTTATAGCCCATACTGCTGCCCCCCCCCACATGAAAAGCAGCTGAAAACCTTCAGCCCATTCTTTTCCACTTTGTCGAGATCGGAGAGATTCCATTTCCATGGAAATTTATGCATTGAATCGGAACCCGCAATCCGGGCAGACATATTTGAACTCTTCATCATCAAAATCCTCCAGATCAATTTCCCCATCATACTGCTGACCATCTTCATATCTGTTTTTATGGAAGATTGCCAGGATGCTTTCATCATCGATCGCATCCAGTTCCTGTTCCAACCTGTCAAAATCCCAGGTTGCCAGTTCCGCAGTTTTGTTGTCAGCCAGCCGGAATGCTTTGACCTGCTCTTCTGTCAGATCATCAGCCATGATGACCGGAATTGTCTCCATTCCAAGTTTCAATGCTGCTTTCAAACGTGTATGTCCGGCAACGATGACATTGTTCTTGTCAACGATAACCGGATTTTTGAATCCATATTTCTGAATACTCTCAGCCACCAGATCAACTGCCTTGTCATTCTTCCGAGCATTCTTTTCATACTCTTTGACATCAGTCACTGACATCTCACGAATCTTCATCATTCCACACTCACGATCCTTCCGCATCTCGGACAGCAGATCTCTTTGACCGCCATCTTTTTGTGCTCTGTTTTTGTCTGCTCTGCTTCAGCTTCCTTTTTCTTCTGCTCTTCGATTTCCTCAATCATGAAACCGAATTCTGTCATGTCAATCCCCTGGATGCTTTCCAGCTCTTTTCTCATGACTTCCAGATCCCAGTCAGCCAGCTCTGAAGACTTATTGTCGATTATGCGGAATTCTCTGATCTGTTCCTCTGTCAGATCCGATGCTTTTATGACCGGGATTTTCTTCATCCCGAGCATTTCAGCCGCCCTCACTCTTGTATGGCCTGTTACAAGCACATTGTTTGCATCAATCACAACCGGAACCCGGAAACCGAATTCCCTGATTGATGCAGCCACTGCATCCACCGCAGAATCATTGTTCCGCGGATTGTTTTCATATGGGATCACTTTGTCAATGCCGATTTCTTCAATCTTCATTTTCGTCCTCTACTTTTCAAGATAACCTTTTTTATCGAATCGATATTCTTTGCAATCGATCATTTCAGTTCTGTTCTTCGGATACCATCCTGAACTATCCTGGAACCACTGACCTTTGCTGTCCTTCTTCCATGCTCCCGTGACAGCCCTGTTCACTGTTCCATCATGGTTGATGCAGCGGCCCTCAATCCATTCATCTCTTGCCATAGCACCATTCTCATTGAAGAAATATTCCTGGCTGTTGATCACATTCCATCCAGTGACCATCACTCCATCAGCTCCGCACCAGTACATATCTCCCTTATATTTCACCCAGGATGATGTCAGCATCTTTCCATCCTGATAGAAATACCATTTTTCATCCACCTCACACCAGCCATCTTTGTGTGTCGGTGTCGGATCCGCCAGATATCTATTCCCCTGATATAATCCACATGACCATCCATCTGAATGATTCAGCCATGTGTTCCCGGATACATCATGCAGGAGATGCTGACAGATTATCTGATCACCTTTTTTCAGCTCTCCAGTTTTATCATATGATTTTCCCGGACCTTTACGAACAGCAAGCGGATCACTGCAGATCACTTCATAAGTGTTTCCGACCTTGAATCCATCCATTTCCTTCGGATCCGGCTCCGGCTGATCATAATCGGGATGACCATATCCATAAATATAATCATTCACTTTGCGATAATTATGCTTTGCGACATAATATGCATTTGTTCCGGAATTCCCTTCAACTGTTGTCACAGTCTTTGCATCCACCGCAACAACAATCCCAGTGTGGGAAAGCCCCTTACTGTTTTGAAAATAAATCACATCCCCTGGCTTCGGATCATAATCCTCTTTTTTATATCCTCGGCCCGCAGACTTGAAATAATTGAATGCATATTTGACAACGGCACCCATATTGTTATAAACCGGGCGAAAAAGCATCTTCCTTGCTGTATCAATACCGGCTGTGGTGATGAAACTTGCATCCACAAGCTGTGTGCACCAATCATATCCGTTCACAAGATGTCTCCATGTCTTTGTGCCATCTTTATACAGATACCAATCTGTTGAATCGATCAATGCACCATATTTTTGCTTGTTGCTCCCCATCGGATCCTCAGCTGTTCCAATTTGTGATAATGCATAATCCACAATAATCTGTGCATTCATATCATCGCCCCTTTAATCTTTCAAACTCGATCTCGCTGATTGTATGTTCCACCAGATGCAGGAGAACGCTCCAGCAATCCTGATCAAAGGAATCTGTCGCTGCGCCCATCTGCGTGATAATGAACACCCTTGTCAGCCTTAGCTTATCCAGATAATCCATATCTGGTGCCATCATCCCACCTTCTTCTCCAGATCATCCACTCTCTGATCCAGATTCTTGATGTGCTCTTCGATCACCGGGATTCTTTCAGCAAAAGCATTGTGCTTGTCCACTTTTTTCTCCAGCTGTTCAATGCGATAGCTCATCAACTTCATTCCGCTGAATGATCCGATCAATGTTCCAATCAACGAAAGCACTCCGACAATTACAGTGCCCCAGTCCATTACAGTTCACCATCCTTTTTCGGATCGGTGTCTCTGAAATAATTTGTTGTTGTTGATGTGGAATTATTTGAAGAATCTGCAAGTCCTTCTCCGATCACATATCCGATCACCGTGGCTCCCGCCATGATGAGCGCTGCAACCTGTGCAGCTTCAGATTCGGTTTTTCCGAAATATATCAAAAGCATTGTAATGAAAGAACAAACTGAAACCCAAAACTTCCGGCTTGTCAATTTCCGTTTCCAGGAACTCATGAACATCACCTCCGCATAAAATTCTTTCTTGCTGAAGTATAGCAAATTGTCTGACAACAATGAGGGCACGGTGAGGGACATGAAAAATACCCCATGAGAGACATTTGAAAAAGGGCTGCCCGGAATCAACCGAACAGCCCAGTCGCAAATTGTTATCTGTAAATCTCTGAAATCACATCATCTGAACAAAGGATATTTGCAAGCACTTCTGTCAGCCGGTCCTTGCTCCGCTGAACAGTTTTCACCGAAATCTTCATTCGCCTGGCAATCATTTTGCGTGACAGCCCTTTGAAATAAAATAATGGAATCACTTCATAATATGGATCCGTTCGGATTGCATCCAGTGCCTTTTCAATCCGGATCACTTCCTTCTTCGTAAATTCCTGATCTGAATGCCGGAACCACTCATATTTTCGCAGCAGATCCACCACTCTTTCTTCCGGTGTCTTCTGTGGAGGAATCGCACCGATCTGTTGCATCCGCGCGATGGCCTTTTCCACAGATCTGTCAGATATTCTCTCCATCATTGTCATGATTTCATCGATTTCCATTTTATGTCACCCCTTTTGCTTCCTTCATTTCCTTTTCATCTTTGTGCCAGACAACCTTGTCATCCATCGGAAAAGTCATAATCTGAATATTTCCATCTTCATCACAATACACATGGACCTCATGCGGCTCCGGCTCCTTCGATGCTGCCATGAGTGCCATCAATCCCAGACCAACCACACAACCCAGCAGAAACACCAGGATATAAACTCCTACCATTCGGGATCACCACCTTCCATCAGATCATCATCTTTCATCCGAGCCGGTGGATCACCCTTTTCAAACAGCAGACATTTCGGTCCTTCTCCCCTGGTATCGATTGCCGGCCCATTAGGATCATCCGGATTGCTCTTCAATGCCGTTCCTTTTCCACTGATTCTCCAATAACCGCATCCCCATAACGGCTCATTCTTCTCCCGGTCAACATATTTGTCATAATTCGTGTTTGACAAAAGTGAGTTCTCCGCTGATCTGAATCTGCACTGCCTGCATAATTTTCTGTCATACTTTGGCTTGAACTTCTTATCTTTTGCCCCAGATTTTATCACATAACCACCACCATTCCACGAACTCATTTTGAACCTCCCTTCGCAACAATATGCAAGACACCGAGAAATTCCTGGATCATCGCAATCTCATGCTTGTCATGTGGCCCATGCCCCCATCTTTCCCGCTCCGGGAAATTTGTCTGAAGACTCTGCAGCTTCAGCTCATAAAAATGGATCACATCATTGATTGTCATATATTTCTTTTCCATCAGCATCACCCTCTTTTCTCATATTCCTGCTTGACCTTTTCCTCCGGGACTTCCCACAGCTTCACCTTGCTATCTGCATATGTCCGGCCGCCTTCCAACCAGTACATCACCCACATCAGCACTCTGACCGCCGTTTCCTCATCTTTCCCTTCATAATTGTTGATCATTGCCTTGATCTCTGCAATCTTCTCATTCAGTTCCGTTTTGTCCATTGTTCATTTCCTCCAGTTCAATATATTTGTTCAAATACCACTGTGCTTTTTTGATATCCTCAATGCCATTCTTCCGATCTGACCGATACAGATATTTGAATGCATTGCATCTGCAGAAATCCTGCACGGCCTTCGCACCAAAGACCTCTGTCATCACCAGGATGCACTCATATTTTCCTGTGCAGTAGTGATCCGGATGATTCACCACATCATTCATTCCTCCACCACCTTCCCATCACGGACTTCCTTCATCTTCCCGTTGATAGGACAGAAGAATTCCGGCTTCAAATCCTTTGGCGAAAAATTAAACATCTGCGCGCCGTCTGCGCCATAATCTTTCACCACATTCTCCGACCGCTTGAGCATCAAAGTGCCGCACAATGCAACTGCTTCCACATCATCTTCAATCCAAAATGTAATTGCTTTTTTCATCTGTCCACCTCCAAATCAATGCCTTTCAGCGCTCCCAGCGTCCCCTCATAATGCTCCACCACCTTGTCTATGTCGATAGGCTCACCGTCCATCTTGCATAGGTTTTCATCTAAAACTACTCTCGCTCCCCTTATTGCCATAACAACATATTCATCAGACAATCCGTAGCACCCATCACCGTGATAGATATAACTTACAGTCCGTTTAACTTCTCTCCCTGTATATTTGCCTCTCCACCATTCTTTAAGGATTAGTGTATCTCCGACATTGTAATTTCTATCGTTCTTTCTGATTTCAAATGTCTTTTTCTGGGTGCATACATCTTCAAACCACTTCGGAAGAATCTTTAGTTCATGTGTCATTCCTTATTCCTCACTTTCTGCCTGTGGCTAATTTCCTTGCTCTTACAACTTCCCTATCGGTTTCATTCACAATTCTGCCATCACAGCACTTTACGCACTGTACGCGCCATCTTCCGTTATGTCGCTCAAAGAAACCGTAACCGGGTGGAACATTACATCCGCACTTATAGCAAATACCCGCATATCTGTTTCTCATTTATTCCTCGCTTTCTGCTCTGGCAGCTTTCCATTCATCAAATGTTGGATATTCGGTCACTGTTTTGTATCTTGCATAAACACGCTGACCATTTGTTCCCTTGCTTAGTTTTCTTAGTGCAGAACCCAATCCTGTTTCTATCTCGTAGATGGTGTAATCATGAGTGTCTTCCCCGTATTCCATTAGTTCGATATATTGATTGCACGCAGATAGAACTAATCCAATCTCTCTGTTTGTTAAAGAAATTGTCATTCATTATCCCTCACTTTCTGTATCTGCTTCTATGATTGTTACTATAGCGTTAGATACACTAACTTCACTTATCCATTTTTGACAAGACCAATCTAAATTTATTTGATTTTCTTTCAATCTGTTTTCGGATAATATCAGCAATCTTCCATGGACTTTTGGAAGTGGTGTGCCATTCTTAATCCCTTGCACTACATTCTCAACATCAGGTGGTAGCATACATCCATCACAAGTTGCTTTATAAGCATCTTCGGAAATCTTAATTACTAACTCTACATCACTCATGCCTTATCCTCCATCAACTTGCTTTCACAATCTTCAGCTCCGGCCTGCCGAAATATTTCCCGATGCTTTCATCTGCAGAAATGTCTGTATACAATTTGACCATATCTGCAGATTCCCACTGAATAATATCCTGGATCACATTCACCGGAACATCCTCCCGCGCCAGCATTGTGCAGAAGAAATGCCGCATTGAATGCCAGTAAAAATCTTTCCCCAGGAATTCAGTGAACTCATTCGCCCAATCATCCAACGTTTCTGTTGAAATTTGTCTACCAGGATACTTCAGAGAAACAAGCAGCCATTCACTATCAATTCCGCGCCGGGCACGATCTTCCATCCACATATTCAGATAAGATTCAAACTTATCCTTCAAAACATACAGATGAATCTGCTTCCCTTTAGATCCCCGGCCTTTGGTCTGAATCTTTTCATCTGTCTTCCAGAACGTATCAAAGAGCACATTGTCATCCCGGAAATGACTCACCTTGAATCTTGTCAGCTCTGATTTCCTTCTCCCGGAATACATGGCAAGAGCCAGTGCAGCGGCTTTTCTGTATTGCCGGCCATCCACCAGATAATCCAGCAAACATTTCAGCTCATGCTCTGAAAAAACCGATTTCTCCCGGACCGGGACATTTGCCGGAGATTCAATCTTATTGATTGTGCTTCTATATCCCTCAAACTCCGGCTCTTCATCCAGAATGTTCTCGATAAAATTCGACATGGATGAAATTGCAGACTTCACTGCCCGGATCCGTTTCGGTGACCATCCCCATTCTGTCAATGCATGATTCTGAAACCGTGCGAACTCCCTTTTCGTTACATCAATGAATTTCTTATTGCCATTCATCTGAAGATTCCAGACAAAGAAGATATTCAAGTGACTTCTGTACTGATTGAGTGTTCCTTCTGATCTGTCCACAGATTTCAGATACACCAGGAAATCTTCTTCCAGATCTCTGTTCCATTTCAGGACTTCATTCAGCAATTCCTGATTCGTGATCTTGTTCTTTTTGGTCGCTCTTGCCATGACATCACTCCCTTTTCTATTTTTTCAGCCGCCACTCCGTGCATGCCGGATCATCGGCATCCACATCCCTGGAGAGTGGCGCATCTTTTATGCAGTGCGTTCCGATCGGTTCACATGTATATGCATCCACATATGTTCCAAAATATCTGCATGTTCTGCATGTCTGTCCATCACTCGGCTTCTTCGCACCCCACTGAAACGCCTTCTTTTTGCCCTTCGGCTTATCAATGAAATCGAATATATCCATCTGTCCTTCCATCATGTATTCCCCCACCGGATCAGCATCTTCTTCCATTCACTGAATGAAATCGGCACATCACAGAATTCTTCTCCATCCACTCCGCAGATGATAATGTCTCCCACCACATAATCACCGGGAATCATCATATTCGGCGGCAGCCCCTGAATCTTTCCTTCCTCATTGCATACCATCACAAGACCATCTCCCAGCGGAACCGCTTGAATGTATCCATGCACTATCTTCTGCAGATTCTCCAATGAATCACTGATGCTTGTCATATGCCCGATCTTTTCATCTGCCCTCTTCACAATCACTTTGATCTTTCTCACGTTCCATCACTCCCTTCTGATATCCTTCAGTCATCATCTGACCGATTTTCACCAGTTCCTTCTGTTTCCTCTTCTTTCTCAGATGCTTCGCCAGACTTTTCTTTTTCTTTCCCATCTTTCACCTTCCAGTTCTTCAGAATCCAGTTCAATGCATTCACCGTCTGTTCCACACTCTCTCTGTCACAGAAATGAATAACAGTTTGAATTTTGTCCACATCTTCCAGTTCAAACTTTGTCCCGGTTTCAAAATCCTTTTTCAGCCAGCAGATCAAAATGCTATATCCGCCATCATTCCGGAATACCATCAATCCCTTCCTCAGATTTTTTCCAACGATGACCGGAAGCTTGTCACTTTTTGACATCTTTCACCTCCGTTCTTCTCTCCACCAGTGCCCTGATCAGCTGCATGGATCCATCCCAGATCTCACACAGCGGAAGTTTTCCCCTCGCCTGATCTTCTATCCGGTCAATCAATGCCGTGATCGGATGCACCCAGAACCTGTCTTCACTTGTGCAGTATTTATCACAAAATTTGTCAGTCTCAGCAATCAGATCATCCCAAAACTGATCATTCTTCCACTGTTTTTCTGTGAGATTCCGTGAGATTCCAATACTTCCGGCACAACTGGAAGAACTCACCATGCGCCTGGTGCTGCAATCCTCCTTTTTCAAACTCATTCATCCATAAACCTCCCCAGCTCTTCAATCCTAATCAGAATTCCTGTCGGATAATCCGCCCACACCTTCCCGACCTCTTCATGAACCACCTGCGCATCATCTTCCCAGAAGTGCATCTGTGTCATGCAGTCCTTCAGCATCTTCTGCAGATTGTCAGTGTCTGGCCGTGTGACTCTCCATTCTTTGTCTTTGTGACTTTTCCCCTTCGGAAAGCACCACAATGTTGTCAGCTTCACCGGCCCGGTGATCGGATCTGCCGGAATATGTTCCATGAGCCCATCTTTGATGATCCTCTTTGCCTTTTTCACTGCCTTTGGCTCATAGAACAGCGGCCGCCCATTGATGATCTTCACCTGCTTCTCCTGAGCTGTAGCTGTCGGTGGTGTCATCACCATGAAAAAACTCAATTTAATCATTTCAGTTTCCTCTCTGAATCTCTTTGAATTTCTCCGGCCCCATGCGTCCGGTTGTGTGGATAAAGGGCAAGGCTCCGAAGCCCTTTTCCATACCCGGCCGCACAGGGAAGGAAATACCCTTATATAAGCCCCTTTTCCTTCCCTGAACGGAAAAGGGGAAAATCCCCCTTTTCCTTCCCTTTAGGGAAAATAGGGAAATTCCCTCATTTTCCCTCTTCAACATTCTGCTTCTCCACCTTGAACACCAGACCATTTTCAATCCGAAAATCATCAGAAAACTCTTTGATATATGACCGGACTGTCTTCGGATCCAGTTCCAGATATTCCGCCATCTCTGACAGCTTCGGGATCTCTCCTGGCATACTGACCGCATCAAAAGCCATGCGCAGCCGATCCAGTCTCTGTTCCGGTGTCGATTTTCGACTGCTCTTTGACAGATTTCCCATCTGACTTCCAGATGTATGCAGCTTCTCCAGTTCCCCCGATTCATCGACCGTGTGCAGCGGATAATCAAACCAGAAATTGATCGGCTTTATATTCGGAAACTCCCGCAGATTTGTCTCCAATCTCCATGCAGTCTGTCCATCATCCGCCACCATGTTCTCAAATTCTGCAGTCATCTCCAGCTGAATGATATCCATGAGTGCATCCGGATCCCGGGCAAAAACTCCAGACCCGGATGCCCGGTCCATTGCTTTCTTTGATCCCTGTGCCCCTTTTGAGTGATGGTGACAATAAATCGCAGAAGCCCCTGTCTCCTTGCATATGGTATCGAACTGATTGCAGAAGAATCCCATGTCAGAAGCCGTGTTCTCATCTCCCGTGATAACCTTATAGATCGGATCCAGGATAAAAGCCATATAATCCTGCCCCTGCATCTTCCGGATCAGTTTTGGAACCAGTTTGTCCAGCGGCATTGAACACCCCCGGAGATTCCAGATCTTTATCAGTGACAGATCCCTCAGCTTCTTCTTCTTTGCCTTTGCTATGGTCTCAAATCTCTTCAGACAACTCCGATCATCAATCTCCAGATTGATATATAAGATTTTTCCCTTCTTACATTTCAACCCCAGCCATTCTCCACCTGTCGCAAAAGCCACACACAGTTCCATCAGAAGAAATGATTTTCCTGACTTACTGGAACCGGAGATCAGTGCCTTGTGTCCTCTTCGGAGAACTCCTTTGATGATTTCTTCCGGTGGATCCGGAATCTTCCCGTCAAACTCGGAAAGACTCACAACCTCCGGCAGCGGATTCTCCACACCTTCCACAAAATCCATCCAGTCTTCCCATGACTTCCTCCCGATGTTGGTTGCCATAAGAAACTGCCTTTTGTCTCCTCGTGTCACTCCGGGCATCCTGGAAAGCCGTGCCGGATTGCAATTATTCTGATCAACAACAAAATCATGTTCAGCCAGGAAATCAAACAGCTTTTTCACCCGCTGCCGATATTCCTTTTCATTTGCAGCATCAATGTGAACAATCGCATGAATCGACTTCCCACCGGAATTCACCATGGCTGCAATCGGAAGCTCCATCCGATGATAAAATGCTTCCTGATCTTTCAGTGACATGGTATCGGATTCCACAAGAACATATCTCCATGCAACCACATTCCGATTCCCTCCGCCATGTCCATCCAACGGATTGATCCGGATCCATGCTCCCGCTTCCGGTTGCCAGTCTCCGATTGTCCACCGCAGATCTTCCGGATGCTTCCGGATCTCTTCAATCAGCTGATCTCTTGTCCGATCATAATTTCCTGCAGATGCCGGCTGCCACTTGTCCTTCTTATCATCATGTGCAGCATCAATGACATATCCCACCAGATCATCCGGCTCAAATAATGTCTCCAGATACTTGATCAGATCCGCTGCCGGCACCCATTCCTTGTCCGGGGATTCATCTCCGTCATATTCAATGACATCATCCCAGTCCAGCAGACCATCATTCTCCCACTTCATATATCCCTTCCATCCGTGGTCCTTTGCCATCTGAACCAGTGTTCCCCCGGTTGTTCCGCTGCCATTGAATCCCTTCCACAGCCTTGCGCACTCATTTGCTTTATACCTGGAATCATTCCGGCTCCAATCGTCCCAAATTGCGCACGAATAACCTTCTTCCTTCAGAGCCATCCCGACAAGAATCCAATCCTGCCGGGATAACTCTGCCACCGGAATCGCTTGCAAGGCTGATAAAATATGGTCATCCATTCACGCTTCCTCCCAGTTCCTTCGGAATATATCCCGCCGGATCAAAATCCCACGGGAGTTGCCAGTTTCGTGCCGCCAGCCTGCCGATCATCTTCGATGCCGTTTCAAAAAACCATTGCCCGACATTCCGGAACCCATATCTCTCCAGACACCGGATCTGTTTCGGAGTAGCCAGACCAGCTTCCTTCCGCTGCATCAATCTATCCATCAGCAGACAAGCAAAGCCTTTGTTTGAGATATCCTGGCTGAAGATCCCCCACTTTTCGAGTGCCTGAAGCTGTTTCTCTGATGGTGGTTCCATCTCCCATGTATATGTGGGTTCATAATCAGCCAGATCCTCTGCACCGATTGACATTGAATATTGCAGCGGATCCACCAGCTTGCGCTTCATCCTTCTCTGCTCTTCCAACTGTCTTGCCAGTGATCTTTCACGTTCTGCAATTACATCTTTCTCCGCCTGTTCCTCAGCTTCCAGAATGTCATGTGGTTCATCATCATTCTTCAGATTCTCATCCATCTGTGCTGCAATCTCTTCAGACCTGCAGATCAGTGATGATGGCTTGCATAAATCATGCTTTGCCGTCATCCACAGAAAATCCAAAAGCAGAAGATGATCTTTCCCCTGGAACAACCGCATCCCGCGCCCCACCATCTGCTGATATAATGCTCTGACCTTTGTGGGCCGGAGAACCACAATGCAATCCACGGAAGGACAATCCCATCCTTCTGTCAAAAGCATCGAATTGCAGAGAACTTCATACTTCCCTTTTTCAAAATCTTCCAGGATCTCATCCCGGTCCTTTGATGTTCCGTTCACTTCCGCTGCCAGGAACCCAACATCTTCCAACATCTTCCGGAACTTCTGTGATGTGCTGATCAGTGGCAAAAACACTACTGTCTTTCTTCCCTTGCAATATTTCTGCATCTCAACAGCTATCTGTTCCAGATATGGTTCCAGCGCTTCACCGACTTCTCCCACCTGATAATCACCATTTGAAATCTTTACGCTCTGAATATCCAATTCCAATGGAATCATCTGCGCTTTTATGGGACACAGATATCCATCTTTGATCGCTGATCTCATGGAATACTCATATGCTTCAGTCTCAAAAAACTGACCGAGTGATTTCTTATCCCCTCTGTCCGGTGTCGCTGTCACTCCCAAAACATTTGCATCAAAATAATCCAGAACTCTCTTGTATGATTCCGATAAACAATGGTGTGCTTCATCCACAACGATTGTCTTGAAATAATTTTTCGGAAACTGCTCCAGCCTTTTCTGTTGTGTCAGAGATTGAATGGATCCAACTGTGACCGCTTCGGATGATCCCAAACTGGAATGCTCTGCTTTCTCCAATACAGAAGAAATTCCGAAAGCGGCCATCAGTTTATCCGATGCCTGATTCAGAAGCTCCTGACGGTGTGCCAGTATCAATGCCCGGCTACCGTCAGAAGTCGATTTTTTGACCACATCCGAAAACACAACTGTCTTCCCGCATCCTGTCGGAAGCACCAGCAAAGTCCTGCGCACTCCATGCTCCCACTGCTGCATGATCTTCGCACTTGCTTCCTTCTGGTATGGTCTTAACTCAATCATTCAATCCCTCCAATTAGAACGGCAAATCACCTGCCGCTTCAGGTTTAATCTCCATAAACGGATCCGGCATCTTGTCTGCATCAAAATCCAGATACTTTGCCACATTGTTTGCTTCCTTATCATCACCATTCTGATCCTTGTAATGTCTCGGCTTAAAATGTGCGCGGCCTTCAGCACCGGGAACCTTCGCCCAGTCCATTGTCAACTTCTCCCCATGCTTCTTCTGACCGATGGCCCGGAAGAAGGATGCCAGCTTCCATTCCATAGACTTGTGCAGTTTCAGCTTGTCAGTGATATTCACAATCTGGCCTTCATACTCAACTGCCAATTTCAGAATCGCTTCATTGCATGCCGGAAGTTTCTCACCACCTGCATATCTTCCGCGCTCAAAACTTGCCACCTTGAACACATAATCACCTTCCGGGAGAATGACATATTCATCCCCATCATTTTCCAGGACATCATCCCATCCCAGCTCTCCATTGTTATTCGGCATTTTCTTTGCCCTCCTTCTTTGAATTTTTTATAATGTCGGGAAGTTTGTTCCACCACTGAATTGCCCAGTCAATCCGGCCATCCGGCATGTCTGCCAGTTTTGTCCTGTCAATCGGCTCCAGCTTCTTCTCCTGGATCAACTTCACCAGATCATCTTCCGTGATTCCATCCTTCTGCATCAGCTCCGCCAAAATCTCCCGGCGATTTTTAGCCTTCGGAACATTATCTGAATACAGTGCAGAAATATTCTGATAGTCCATGTCAATGCATTCCGGCAGATCACCTCTTGTTTTCGCATCCCAGACCGGTCTGTGTGCCGTATAGATCACACGCTTTCCGCCCTGTGCCTTTTTTGCCTTGTTCTCCATCTCCACCACAAGTGTCTTGTAATTGCAGAAGAACAGATGATCGCTCCATTCCTTCACCAGCGGTGCACTCTGCTTTGACAATTTCATTTCCCATCTGTCATATGCACCGACTTCATCCGGCTGCTCAAACTTCCTCATTTTCGCGTGTGCCAGGACAACAATATGAACACCTGCATCCTTCACCTCTGTCAGAAGTGCCAGCAGCTTCGCCATCTCTTCGCCAATGTATGTGTATCCCTTGCCATATCCGGCATCTTCAATGGATTTCAATCCCCTGGTGCGGAGAACATATTCAATAATCAACTGCTCAGCCCAGTCCATTGTGTCAATGACCAGAGTTTTGCAGACCTTCGGATCTGCAATCACTTCCTTCACTACATTCAGCAGCTCTTCCCATGTCTTCGGTGCCGGATCCACTCTTGCAACATCGATGTGGTCCGTTCCGCCTTCCGTATCAATGAAAAGCGGTTCCGGGAATCTCGATGCCAGAGTTGATTTTCCAATTCCCTCCGGCCCATAGATCGCAGTCTTCTGTGCGCGTGCGATCTTTCCGCGCTTGATGTTCAGTGCCATCAGATCACTCCCTTCTGAATAATCATGTCAATCAATTCTTCTTTGCTCTTGTTCTGAAGAACACTCTGCTTCACATCCGACAAATATCTCCGGACACATTCACTCACCAGATCGCTCTTGCTTTTGTCCAGCAGCTTGCAAGTGTTTATGATCGGCTCTGTCAGATCCGGATCCAGTTTCACATTCACCACATCTGCCTTTATCTTTGTGTTCCTGAATCCCTGCTTCCGTTTCCTCTTGAAATCATCAATCGACATCTGTTCATTCATCGCACTTCACTCCCTTCTTCTTATTTCAATGAACCTTTGTTCCTCTTTTCCACAGATACATAAGGAACATTCACCCCGGAATTGATCAATTTCTTCAGCGGATCCTTCCGGATCTCCGGTTCTGAATATTTCAGACAATCATCACATGCATGTTCTTCAATCCATGCGATGATGTCCTGCTCATTCTTTTTATCCCAGACGCATGCTTCTGACTTCCTATAGCTGAATGTGGCAACTCCGAGATCTGTCTTCACTCCATTGCATTCCCGTTCCAAAATCTGCCGCAGCCGTTCATATCTGTTTTCTTCCCTCTTTATCCGGGAATCGAGTCTCTGTTTCTCCTGCTTCAGCATTCCGACATTCCCGGAACTGTTCAGCATCTCTTTTGCAATCCATTCCAGGATGCTCTTTTTGTCCATGTTCAGCTGCTTCATTCGCGCCTGGAAGACTTCATCTGTCATGAACTCCCCGGTGTCCGGATAGATCCATGCCTGATGGTCCTCATCCCATTCAAAGCAGAACAAACTGAACAGCTCCTGGTTGATCTCATACAGCTTCCCCATTTTTTACACCTCCCCAGTTGATTTCCTTTTCAGAATATGCATGGATTACCTTCTGGAACTTATATCCACACAACTCTTCTCTCTTCTTCAGATCATCCAGCGTTTCATAATCCTCTTTTACGATCACAATGCCGACCTCACCATTCTCCAGCTGCACCATGTCACCATAGAAAATCCGACATTCATCCGGGGCATATCCTAGCCGGATCTGTCCATCCATATTGCATTCAACTGCAACAATCACATATCGCTCATCCATTTTTATTTCCTCCCATAATTTTGATTTTTTCGGTCATGTCCTTGACCGTCATTGTTGTTTCCAGCTGATCATATAATTCATCACTGAATGAATCGATCACCGATGCCACCATTCTTCTGAACTGCACATCCTTTGTCTTGTCCAGGAACTTCTGCCTGATATACTTCACATTGTCTTCCCACAGATCGCGATCAATCATCTTTCACCTCCATCCGATTCACTTCCGGGAAATACTCCGGACTTTCGCCATTTATTGAATTCATCACAATCCCAAAAAGATCCCATCTCTCCACCTCTTACAATGATGGAAGTCTCATTTTTATTGATTCCCGGATACACATCCATCACATCCCGCTTCATCATCGGTGTATATTTTTCAATATATTTCCGACCTGCGCGGATTTTAGAAGGATATGTCTGAAGTTTTGCCGTGTTCGTGGATATCCTCTTCTTCAACACCTGGATCTGCATATTCATATCATCAGCAATCTTTTCATTGTTCTGAATCTGATTCATCAGTTCAACATCTTCCGCATCTGCCCGCTTCAGATATTCGGTGTATTTCTTCACCCTGGCATCCCATTTCTTCTTTCTGTTCCTGGCATACGCTTCAAAAGTTCTCCGTGCGCCTGCTTTTGCCCGGCCGGAAAGATTCCCGATCAGTTCCTCATTTGCCTGCCGCTGCCTGTCCAGATAATCCATAATCATCTGCGGAAGTCTGATCCGTCTCATGCTTCGCACATGGGCCCGGTGTGCTATCTCCGCAACAATTCCTTCTTTTGTCTTCGGAAGATCATTCAACTCCTTTTCCTTCTGTTCGAGTTGCTTCTTCAAATTCGGCAAAAGTTTCCGAATTGCCGGAATCTCAGATTCCATCTTGTCAATGGCTGCCTTTTTCTGATTCAATCTCCATTGCTCCAGATATTCCAGATCTTTCAGCGCCCGCTGATCCCACTTTGCACAGATAAAATATCCACTTCCATCTGTTCCAATCCGAACAATCTTTCCATCATACTTCTTCAGCAGATCTTCCAGGATGATTCCTGTGGACTTCATATGTCTCCCAGTGTAATTCATGCCTGCTCATCCTCCCTCTTTTAGCTGCTCTTGTTTCTTCCAGCCTGATTCCATTGCAACACCACAGACCGAGAATCAGTGACCAGATCATCTGCCATACTCCCTGATTGAAGCTGATCGCATCCATCTCCATGCTCCCCGCCGTTCCGATGATCATGATTCCCGCCAGAAGACATCCAATCGCATATAGTTTTTCTTTTCTTGAAATCATCTAATTCCTCCCCATTTACATATGCCATGAAATTCTCATAATTGATCATTGCCGGCTTCCCGATCCGCCTTCTGACATTCCATCCGATCTTCTCGGCTTTCCTCACATGTGCCATGATGGTTTTTGCAGATAACCCGACCTCTTTTGCGATCATCTGTGCTGTCACATACATCTGATCACCTCTTTTCTACTCATCAGTTTCTTCCAGGAATTTCTCAAAAGGAACTCCAAGAACTTTGCAGATGCGATAATATTCCAGAACTTT